TCCACATATCGCAACCGGCTTTGCGAACGACGTCGTCATTCCCGCCGCGATAGATGTAGTCATCTTTATTTATTATATCATTTATAGCGAAATCTTTAGCTACGTTGTAGGTACGTTCAGCTTTAACTAACTCATGGCATATTTGATGCACAGCAATAACTTTTTTCTCTTTATCCGTTAAGGGTTTGTCTGAATTTTTTTCTGCACTTTGTATACCATCAGCCACTACTTGTAGTAAGTTATACAATTGTTTGGCATCTAAGATGTCGATATACTTGTTTATTTTTTCAATGTCTTTGGTTGTAAACATTTAGTCCTCACTTTGTAATTGTTATATCTACTTCACTTCGCCATTGTTTGATCATGTTTTTCAAACTTTCAGCACACTCATATCTACCCTCAACTATGTCATCATTTTGTGGGTAGTCGGCATCTTTTAAAATATCGTCAGCATCTTTTATTTCTTCCTCAAGCCATTCCTCTACTTTCTTGAGTACGATTGCGTCCATTATGATTGCGTCATATACGGATTGTGGCTTTGAACGATTACTGAACAGTCCTGCTAGCCAGAGTATGTAGACGGTGACGAGCGCCCCGCTGCACAGGAACGCGACGACGAACATTATTACTTCGTAATTCATTTACTCCTCCATCATTGTGTTTTGTTGTTGATACCTTTTAGCTCTGCTTTGTTAGATACCACAACGTAGTTTGATTTGTGCATGGGAACGACGCAGAACTTTACTTGCTCCGCTACCGATTGCCCACACGTTAGACAAGTGTTGTACCCAAGTTTCCAACGCTTGGTCGGAAAGAACTCGTCACACTTGAAACACCTTGGTCGTTTCATCTATACCTCCATCTTAAGTTCATAACGTGTTATTGCTTTAGAGTTGCGTCGTCGTTCCCGCGCCGCCTGGGACTTGATGTAACGGCTCGCAAGTCTTCCGTTATCGTATCGACGCTCATACTTGTAGTAATGAGCATCAGTTTTCCATTTGGTCGCTAAACGTAAACGCATATTAGTCCTCCAATATTTTAGGTCGTGGGGGTGGGATATTCATTGGCTTGCTTACAATGTTTGTAGGCTCGCAACTCATACTCATACGCTCGCCGTAAACACGTCGTAGATGAGCGTATAAATTTTCCCCAACATTTGTGTGTTGAAATGCTTGTTGACAATCTTCAGCATTTTGAAAATAGGTCACGCTATCCACTACTTTGGGTTCGCCACCTATTGTTATTACATATGATATTACAAGAGCAGTTACGTATTGTGTAAACATATCAATACCTCTCTAGTCCATACGCTAGAAATATCAGCACGATATATGTACCGAATATGCAAAGCACTCCGATAAGATCTTCGAGTTGTTGTCGATTTCTTTTCTTCATTTCACTACCTCATTTGAATTGGCAGAGGTCGTAGGAATTGAACCCACGCTTACAAGGTTGGAACTTGTCGTGCTACCATTACACCAGACCCCCATAAACAGTTTACGCGTTGTAGACACGATCGAAATAATGTGTGTACTCGATAGCGTCGTTGAGCGTGGCAGATCTATAGACAGGAACGTCGTGTCTACCTTTCATCACAACTAGCCACGCACCGTCATCCGATGTAATCGAATACTTCTTGAGAATATCCTCGTGCTTGTTGGTTGCAGTTTCGGATACGCTACGTGCGATTGCCCTATCTTGCTTGTCAGCAGAGGATAGTTTTCTGTGCCAATTGCATGATACTTTAGGCGTTGGCTTTTGATAATTATGATAAGACTTCATTAGTACCTCCAATAGTATGTGACGTTCATACGAGTTATGACGCTCATTATGACGTTTCGATTTGTTTAAGTTATTGAGTTCGTTAGCTTATGACGTTATGACGCTCATTGAGAGAGACATAACATAAGCGGTCGTATACACGTTAACCATGCACACTTTGAAATATCTGATTATACTTTATATTAACGTCATAACGTCATAACGTCATAAAGGTACACCCAAGTGATTGTTTTTATTGAGTTTCCCAATATGACGTTTTACATGACGTTTCGCATGACGTCACTTAAGCGACAAGGTCAAGCTGTGCTTTTTCCTTGTACTTTGAAAGCTCCTTGATCATAGCATCGAGATGATCTGGCTGTGCTTTGTACTGTCGAGCCGCCCAAACCTTGACGTCGAATTCTTTCTTCTCAGTCTCAGCTTTAGGTGGGTCAATGTGCCATTGTGGAACGTCTGTGAAAAGGTACAAGCAGAAATCGTGTGCGTCTGCAAACTTTTCCTCTGCTTCTTTTCTAGCGTTTTTGTTCACAGTGTACTGGTTCTTTTGCTTGTTCCAAGTGACCAACCCGTTGTCCTTTATCCAACGCTTGATGCGTTGTTGGTTGATGCCATTGGTTGCTTGCAACAACCTTGTAAAGAATGTTGCGTCGCCGTCTTTCAGTACATACCCAGCTGCATTGCAGAGTACTTCATGAACATTGTTTCTGATAGCTTCAGATGACTTTCTGATGCCACCAATTTTGATACCCATTTGCTTTGATGTAAGCATACTTTTCTCCATTGTTTGTTAAAGGGTTGTGGTACTACACACTCGTGGAATGTGCAGTATGTAACCCTTTGGTTACAGTGCCGCCGAACTTAATCGGTGAGGACGCTCCATACTTTGCATTGTATATGGTATGGCTACGCTACCCTATCCACTCAACTAACGACCCCAAACCTTCTGACACCCGTACTACCATGGCTCGCCACCACCGCCGTGTCGTCTCCCCTCAGCCCGCGAGGGAATACGTGCATCACGTGTAACCGCTTTGCCCATACCCACTACCGCGAGAGGTTATCTGCCGAGAACTGCCACGTTTTTTCGCATGGTCTTACATTCTAATAACAGCGTAGGGTAAACAAGGGGGGTAGGGGGGACGAGGGGCAGCCCCCCCTGGCCCGGCCCTTATGTATCCCGTTCATCGCAACCCCTGTTTTTTCTATTGTTCCCCTTTTGTTCTTCGTCATGCTGTTAGTTGACCAGAAGCAGCTCATCTGTTAACGTGTGGCTATGACAGAACGTGTTAATCATGTAATAGACCCTACGAAAGTCCATGAACCTATCTTGACTCCCACTGAGCTAGCCAAGATCGAGGAAGATCCGTCTCTAATGGAGACAGTCGCGCGCCTATTAGGGGCGGTGAACCTTGATAATCTTTTTAGAACTATGCAAAGTCCGGAGGTGAACCCCACTGCTCGTATAGAATTTCAAAAGTTATTGAATAAAATGGGCAGATTAGAACCTGATAGTAAAACCGACGTCGCTGGAGCGGGCCCGCAGGTGGTAATCAACATCACACGCGCCAAAGATCAGGAAGATGCCATAACAATTGAGGGTCAGGCTATAGACGATGGCTCATGAAATCAATTTTGAGGTCATAAAGAGCCTCGACGAGTTCTTTTATAGTGAAAAATTCATCTCGTTGGCTGTTGGCCCCGTAGGATCGACGAAAACTACAGCCGGAATCATGAAAATACTGCATCATGCGGCTAGAATGGCCCCATGTAAGGACGGAATACGCCGTTCTAGGGCAATTTGGGTGCGAAATACGCGTGAACAGCTGCGAGATACGTCCATTCCGGACTTCCTAAAGTGGATTCCTGATGGAATTATGGGTAGTTTTCTCAAAACTGAGTACAAATTTATCATAAAAGTGGGTGAAATTGAGTGTGAAGTGCTGTTTAGAGGGCTAGATGATGCCAATGATGTGCGTAGATTGCTGTCTTTACAGGCTAGTTTCTTCATTTTTGACGAATTTAGGGAGATTCACCCCGATATTTACAACGCTGCACAGGGTAGAATAGGGCGATATCCGGACAAAATGATGAATGGAGTGGGGTGTCAGACCGATAATGGAGTGCCAAATATGCACCTTTGGGGCATGACAAACCCCCCTGATATGGACACATATTGGGAAGATTTGCTCACAGACCCCCCTGAAAACGTCCATGTGACCCTACAACCGAGCGGAATGAGCCCTGAAGCAGACTGGGTTAAGTATTTACCTGATGATTACTACGATAATCTGTCTCAAGGTAAGACGGAAGACTGGGTGGATGTGTATATACACGCCCAGTTTGGTAAGTCTTTAAGTGGACAACCCGTATTTAGATCGTTCGACAGATCAGTGCACGTGGCAGACGACGAGCTCAAACCAATGTTTACAGACAGCCCACTGATAATAGGTGTCGACGCCGGACTGACGCCTGCTGCAGTAATCGGCAACGTCGCATATGACGGGCGTCTGGTAGTTTACGATTCACTTATCTCTGATGGCATGGGTGCGTTACGATTTGTTAGAGAAAGACTGAAACCTCTGCTGGCGAACAAATATGGCGGGCGAAAAGCTGTGGTTATAATCGACCCCGCTGCGTTTCAGCGTGTACAGACCGACGAACGTACGGTAGCTGACATCTACAAGAACGAAGGATTTAGTATACGTCCTGCAAGAACAAATTCTGTTGCCGCTAGAATATCTGCGGTCGACAAATACCTCACACGTGTGGTCGACGGCAAGTATGGATTCATTGCCTGCCCTATTAATGCTGGCAATTTGATACAGGCTCTTGCAGGAAAATATCGTTATAAAATAAATACGAAGGGGGTACGTGATGAGAAGCCAGAAAAATCCCATCCGTGGTCTGACATAGCTGATGCGTTTCAGTATATGTGTCTACACGCAGACGGCGGAGAAGTTTTTGGCGCTGTGAGTTTAAATGTGCAGAGAAAGGAAGTCGTTAAGGTGTCAGCTGCAGGGTGGACATAATCTGTTGACGCGTTATCGGTTTGATGATATTTGTAGTGAAGACTGTGATATTTATTTTAGTGCTAATGAAAGGATCGGAAGTAGTGGACGAAGGAATAGTTGGCAACTATCAGACGTGTTCATGGCACGTCTCTAAGATCAATGTCGCAGGAAATAACAGTCCCTACTCAGCTTATTGCCGACCAGAATTAACAGACATTAAAGAAGAAGAATGAATCTTGGCCCCTCTATAATACCTGTTGCGCGTTCTAGTGATATAGAAGAAGAAGCGCAACGACAGTCTGATATGAACCAAAACACAGCTATGGTTCAAGGTCTTGCATCTCATACCCGACATCGTTGGGAAATGATGCGTGAACATTTTAGAGATGAACTAGAGGACAGACTAGTAGATTGCCTTCGTGCGCGAAACATGGAATACGATCCAAATAAACTGGCAGAAATACGAGAGCACGGGGGTTCAGAAATTTTTATGGGTATCGTAAGCACAAAGTGTCGTACAGCGACAGCTTGGCTTAGGGATACACTTTTAGGACAAGGTAATGATAAACCTTGGTCGCTCTCTGCTACACCGATACCTGAAGTACCGCCCGATGTTACTGCGACAATGCAAAACATAATGCGTCAAAATCTTATGGCATACTATCAAGCTGGTAATACACCGCCAACACCAGAGGAGCTAAAAGAACTAGCTAGTGGTATGAAAGATACGGCTATGCGAGCCATGAAGTTTGAAGCAGAAAAACGTGTTGAGCGCATGGAAAAAAAGATGGAAGACCAAATGACAGAAGGTGGGTACACCAAGGCGTTGTTTGAATTTACCAACGATATAGCGACCTTTCCGTATGCAATTATGAAAGGGCCAACTCCACGAAAACGAAAGACTATGAAATATGTTGATGGTAAGTTAACTGTTGTAGAAGTTATTAGGGATGAATGGGAACGAGTTGACCCATTTAAATTTTACTGGTGTCCTTGGGGCGACGATATACAAAACATGCCCGTAATCGAAGTGCATCATCTTACACGAGAAGATGTAGAAAATATGCTTGGTGTAGAAGGATATGACGAAGCGTCTGTTCGATCTATTTTGATAGACTTTGGTGCTGGAGGAATGAGCTGGCTTGATCAGGAGCACCAAGAGTATGAAGATGTTACAAGCGTTGATATGGATGAAGCTAGTTCAGATGTAGTTGCAGCAATACAATTGTGGGATACTATCCCCGGCGATTTATTGCTTGACTGGGGTTTATCTGAAGAAGAAATTCCTGACCCACAAAAATCTTATCCTTGTGAAGTATGGATGGTTAATAACACTGTCATTCGTGCTGTTCTGAATTATGACCCTCTTGGTCGTAAACCTTACTACGTTACCTCGTTCGAGAAAGTTCCAGGTCGCCTAGACGGTAACGGAGTCTCCGATTTGTGTATGGATGCTCAGAATATGTGTAATGCTGCCGCCAGAGCACTTGCAAATAATATGGGTATATCTTCCGGCCCACAAGTTGGTGTAAATATCAGTCGTCTCCCTCCGGGCGAGGACATCACACAGATGCACCCTTGGAAAATCTGGCAGTTTCAAGCTTCTGATTACAACGATTCCTCGCCCCCAATGACATTTTTTCAGCCAAATTCTAATGCTGCAGAGCTCTTAGGAGTGTTCGATAAGTTTATGAATTTAGCTGATGAGGTGTCTGGTATACCCAAATATATGACAGGCTCCCATGTGCCGGGTGCAGGACGAACTTCGTCTGGTCTGTCAATGCTTATGAGCAATGCAGGGAAATCTATCAAGCAGGTTATAAGTAATATTGATTTTGACGTTTTACGTCCAATGCTCGAGCGGCAATACCAAAGAAACCTCAGATACGCTGACGATCCTGATCTTATCGGTGACGTACAGATACTAGCGCGGGGCGCTATGTCTCTGGTGGTTAAAGAAACAGAAGCTGTACGTAAAAACGAGTTCTTGCGTCTTGTACTGGAAAGTCCAATCGCACAACAGATTGTTGGACTTCCGGGAACTGCAGAGCTTATGCGCGATATGGCAGGAAACCTTAACACAAATGTTGATCGTCTGGTTCCATCTCGCGAAGATGTTCAGAAACAACAAGAAATTGCTCAGCAACAAGCTATAATGATGCAACAAATGCAAGCTCAAGCAGCCCAAGAAAACTTGCAGGAAGATGGTACACCTCAAGGCGGGCGCCAAGAAAATTTAGTTAGCCCTAGACCAAATGGACAATAGCACCGAAGAAATAATTAAAATTTACCAAGATGCACTAGAAGAAATAAAGGGCATAGCTCATGTTTCTGAAGGCAGAGCTGCTGCATTTTATGGGATGCTTGCAGAAAATGCTTTAAAGAAAGCAAAAGAGCTAAATATACAACCTGTTGACACGATATAACATATTTAGTATTCTTGCCCTATGATTGACTTGAATCTTTGTGACCAGCAGCAAATAAATGCGCTGCTAAGAATAAAAGAAACAGGCAATAACGCTCTGATAGCACTGCTAGAGGAGCAAACTGAAAAAGCCGTTTCGCGGCTACTGCAAGCAGATGACATGGCTACAATCCACCGTCTGCAAGGTCGTTGCGAAGCATTTAAAGATTTACTAAAGGCAATTGACGATTCGCCTAAAGTAGCAAACCGCTCGTAAGAGCACGACGAAGCAGACCAAAGACGGGAGTAGCTTACCTTCGGGCGCTACAAAACAGAGTTGGAGCTTTAAGGAGAAAAATATGGCGTTACCAAAACAGGTACAGAAACAATTAGACGAAGTTGAAGAGCTCGAGAAAGCGTTACAAGCCCAATCTGACTCCAAAACAGAAGAAACTACTTCTGAAGAAGAGATCAAACCGGATACTAAAACAAAATCTGAGACAGAAACGGAGGTTAAAAAAGCTGAACCTGAAGAAGTAAAGCCAGCTGACACGCCACCGACGGACGTAGAGGACGATTTTAAACAGAAGTACAATACCCTCAAAGGTAAGTACGACGCTGAAGTTCCTAGGCTGCACCAACAAGTTAAGCAGCTAACAGAGGAAATAAGCGCTTTCCGAAAGGAAATGACTGTAAAAAAAGAAGAGCCGGCAAAGCCGAAGGAGAAAGTCAGTTTAGTGACCGACGCAGATCGAGAAGAGTTTGGCGAAGATTTGTTGAACGTCCAACGTAAAGTTGCTCAAGAAGTTGCTCAGGACTATGAGGAAAAACTAGAACAACAAAATAAAATTATTCAGGAACTGCAAGATCAAATTGCAGGTACTAATAAACAAGTTGGCGATGTTGGGTTTAGTCAGAGGTTAGCACAATTAATCCCTGATTTTGCTCAAATTGACAACGATGAACGTTGGATAGCGTGGTTAAATGAACATGACCCTATGTTACGAGCCCCGCGAAGAGTTCAAGCTCAGGAAGCGTTTGATAAAGGCGATGCAGAAGCCATAGCTGATTATGTAAAGCTCTGGAAAGCATCATTACCTGAAACATCAGACGAGCCTGAAAAACCAGTAGCTAAACAAGAGCTTGAAAAGCAGGTCGCGCCAAATCGGAGTGCTAACTCTGCAAAAGCGCCTGTAACTCCAAATGGCAAAATCTATTCTCCAAGAGATATGGATAATGCTTGGACAAAAGTTCGGACGTTAAATACAAGAGGAAAGTATGAAGATGCGGCAAAACTTGAAGCGGAATTGACTGCTGCATATATGGAAAATCGCGTTAGGGCTTAGTTCTAACGAGTTAACTGGAAAGCAGCCGTCTTAACACTAACTTTTAAAGGAGGCCCAAAATGGCTGCTGTATTCCCCGTCGTAGGCTCAGGCGCATTCGACACAAACCCGTCGTATTCATCGACATTCATTCCTCAGCTTTGGTCGCAGAAGCTGAATGCAAAATTCTATGCGAACACCATAATGACTGAAATCGCTAACACTGATTGGGAAGGCGAAATTCAAAATCAGGGTGACACAATCACAATTCGTACTGCCCCATCAATCACTATCAATGATTACACTGGTGCTGGTATGACACTAAGTGATGAGGTTCCAACACCTATTACCGTTGATATGCAAATCAACCAAGGTAAATACTTTAGTGTTCAGGTTAATGATGTGCTTGCTTATCAAGCCGACATGGATCTTATGAACATGTTTACCGAGGACGCTGCAAAACAACTTAAAATTGCAATCGAGAACGAAGTATTTTTTCAATACTTTGTAACCGAAGGTGCAGCAGCAGCGAACAAAGGTACTACTGCAGGTGCAAAATCAGGAGCTTATAACTTAGGGTCAGATACTGCGCCGATTGATCAGGCAACTCCAGCAAACGTGCTAAAAACTATCCTTAAAATGTCTGCTGCTCTTGATGAGCAGAGCGTTCCAGAGGACGGTCGTTGGTTAATTATGAGTCCGCAGGATCGTCATCTTCTTATGCAGACTGATATTGCACAAGCTTACTTTACTGGTGATGCAGCTAGCACCATCAGAACAGGTAAAGTTGGTATGCTAGATAGGTTTACTGTCTATGTATCTAACCTTCTTCCAAAAGGGACAACTAGTAAGGCCCTTGTCAATGGTTTAACAGCAACATCAGCTGGTGCATCACTTTCTAATGCTAAACCTAGACGAATGATGGTAGCAGGTACTTCAGCTGCTTGTTCATTTGCTTCGCAAATCAGTAAAACTGAACAGCTTCGTAACCAAACTGACTTTGGTGACAAAGTTAGAGGATTAGCGGTGTATGGCCGAAAAGTCCTTAAAAATGAGGCTTTAGTTACTGCGTTAGTAGGTGATCCTTCCTAACAACAAAGGGGGGCCTCACGGCCCCCTACTTTTATTGGAGATTTGTGATGGATGTATACCAACTACTTAAAAAACTTAATGGCGAAATAGTTAGTAATAAAGCAATAGTTATAATTGATGGCGAACCTGTTGAGGTTGGAGGCATTGTAGATAATGAGTTTAAGTTAAACGAAAAAGGCTTAGAATTAGCAGAGGCTAATCAAGACTCTAAACCTGAAAAAAGAATACGAGCTCGTAATAAAGACGGAACTCTAAAAGCAGATGATCCTTCTACGCCTGATATAAATGAAGCTTGGGAAGATGGCGACATTTAAAGTAATAGATATAATTTCACGCGTTGAATCTATCTTACAAGACACAGGTGTACGTTGGCCTCGTGTAGAACTTCAAAGCTGGTTAAACGAGTCGTACTTGAGTATTGTTCTTTTAAGACCTGATGCAAACGCAAAGTGTGCAACATTTACATGTGCAGCTGGGACAAAACAAGAGTTAACTGCATCAAGCGGGGGATTTCCTTCAGCCCTACGTTTGCTTGACATAACTCGAAATGTTAAAACTGGATCGCTTAGAAAAGTGGTTAGAGTTGTTGATCGAGCTGTTTTAGATGATCAGCGTCCCAGCTGGCATACTGAAACACAAACAGACAACATACAGCACTACACTTATGATCCTAGAATACCTAAGGAGTTTTATGTATATCCTCCGGCTACTTCTTCGGCACAGTTAGAAGTTATTTATACTGATGCTCCGGGAGCACATAGTTTATCTGCGTCTGATTTAGATCCAATTACGGGCAGTGCTGAAGTTATAAAACTCGATGATATATACTTAAGCCCAATTACAGATTGGATATTATATCGTGCTTACTCAAAAGACGCAGAATATGGAGCAAACGAAGCCCGTGCTGCCGCTGCGTATCAGGCTTTTAATGCTGCAATTGGTGTCAAAACACAAGCAGATCTGGCGGTTACACCAACAACAGGGAAGGCGGTAGCGTAATGGCAACAGTTTTATGGGATCAACTTTACCCTTATATACAACCTTATGTTCCGGGGTGTCCTGAAATTGTTATGGAATCTCACTTACAAGAAGCTGCAGCAAAATTTCTTCAGCGCAGTGAAATATGGCGTTTTGATATTGAAAAAGATTTCGCAGTCAAAAATGTTGCAGATTATACTATATTTTTGCCGTCTAACGAAGCTGTATTAGAAAATATCTATGAAATAGTTCTTGATGGTAGGTGTATTCCTCGTATTACAGACAGACATATAACTACTACTGCATTTAATGAAAAAGGATGCCCTAAGTATTACGCAATATATCAAGATACTTCTATAAAATTTTACCCTACTCCTGATAAAAAGTATGAGTTTACAGGCACTGGTGTGTTAAAAACAAAACTTACGGCGACAGGTATAGAAGATTGGATTTACCAAACTTATGGTCGTTGTATTGCTTATGGAGCTATTGGTATGTTGACTTCAATACCAAATAAAGAATGGACAAGTCCAGAGCTGTCAATCTACTATCAGACAGAGTTTAAGAAGGACGCAGACGCTGCAAAACGACGAGATTATCGTCGTGTTGGAACACGTGTTCGCGGCCCAAATTTTACTGGTAGTGCAACAAAGAGGGTGGCATACTAATGAGTACTTCATTCAACTATGTTCAAGGTGACACAGGCCCGCAAATAAAATTAACTTTTACGGATGAAGATACCAACACAGCTTCTGATCTAACAGGTGCAACAGTTACACTTCATTTTAGGGCTGCTGGAGAATCTACAGTATTATTTTCTCGACAAGCATATATAAATCCGGGCACTGCTAATACAGGCGTTGCTGTTGTTCAGTGGCAGACTAATGATTTAAACCAAGAACCCGGTACATACGAAGGTGAAATAGAGATTGTTAGGTCTACAGGGCTACGAGAAACAATTTTTGAAATTCTTAAATTTAGAATACGAGAGGATTTTGCATGAAGTTAAAATCAGCAGTATTTCTAAACGCGCTTAACGCAGCTTTTACTCAGCTTAAAACTAAGATGACGCCTGTGCAAATTGCTAAAATGAAGATGAAAGCAGAACAAGGAATGTTTGCAATATTTTCAGAGTTTGGCAATGCAGTAAATGCGGCTGACGGTGTTGGCGGGGCTGATGGTGCGCTACTACACTTCTTTAAAACACTTACTGATAGCACTGCTCTGGCAGAAGATGCGGTTTTGGCTTTTAACAAAGGGTTATCTGAAACAATTAACATAACAGATCCTCATGTTGTTTCTTATGGAAAACCACTTGGAGACGCAGCCGCTGTCGCAGAATTAATTTCTAAATCATTTCCTAAGTCATTTGCAGATAGTTTTTCAGTTGCTGAAGACGCAGCTATTCTTGGGTTAAGTAAGCCTTTTAGTGAAACGCCCGGAGTAACTGATGTTTTAAGACCATCGGCAAATAAAGGATTGAGCGAAACACCTTCTTTTGTTGATGCAATTACTGCTAGAGCCCTTACAAAAGCGCTTGCTAATAGTGTTGATGCAACAGACGACGTCGACGGCGAAGCCTCAATATTAGACGACCAAGAAATGCAGTTTGTAAAAAATACAACAAACGTTGCAACTGTTTCAGAAGTTATTGCAATAGCAACTACTTTTAACAGAGCATTTGGAGATAGTTTTGGAGTGACCGATGGAGACGTTTTGAATTTTGGAAAACGACCATCAAATACGGCCTCGATGACCGACGCGGGGTCTTTAAGAAGTCAGGGTTATTGTGACTTCACATATTTTCAGGAAGATTACGTCGGCGCTTCCCGAACCTTTTAGGAGATCGTTATGATAAATGAAAATTTAAAGCTCTCCGGTCAGCTTAACATCGTCCTAAAGGACAAGGCCGGAAACATCAAGGACGAGAGGGAAGTAAAAAACCTTGTTGTCAACAAAGGCTTGGAGTACATAGCCTCCCGTATGAAAGATGCTTCTAAAAGCGTCATGTCACATATGGGGTTGGGCTCTGGAACAACAGCCGCAGCAGCTTCTCAAACTGATTTGGTAACTTTACTAGGGTCAAGAGAAGCACTTGATAGCACAACAATTTCAGGCTCGAACAATGAAAAAGTTGTTTACGTGTCTGCTTTTGAAGCAGGTGATGCAACTGGTGCAGTAACCGAAGCAGGTATATTTAATGCGGCTTCTGGTGGTGACATGCTCTGCCGAACCGTATTTAGTGTTGTTAATAAAGCCGCTGATGATACAATGTCTGTGACTTGGACAATAACATTGTCAGCAAGTTAATAGGAAAGGGGTAAATCATGGCTACTATTGTAACAAGATCGGGCAAAGGTTCGCCCCTAACTAACAATGAAGTAGATGCAAACTTTACAAATCTTAACTCGGATAAAGTTGAAACAAGCACGATAAGCACGTTTGGCGCTTCTTTAATCGATGACGCAGACGCAGCTGCAGCTAGAACAACTTTAGGATTAGCGACTGGTATATCAAATGGAAATATTCTAGTTGCGACTAGCGGAGTTGCCGATGACGACTTTCTTCGAGTAAATGGAACGAGCATTGAGGGCAGAAGTGCATCAGAAGTTGCTGACGATATAGGATCGGCAACTAAGGGTTTTGCTACCGCAATGGCGATCGCATTGTAGAGGAGGTTGAATGGCACAAGATTTTGAAAGAGACAAACAGCGAAATGTAGGAACAAGTGCTGTAACTCTACGCACAGCAAACTCAGATGACGCTATTGTAGGGATTAATGTAGCTAATGTTACAACAAGTCAAATAACTGTGGATGTATTTATTAATGATCAATCTAACGACTTTTATATCGTAAAGAATGCGCCAATACCTGCAGGTTCAGCGTTACAAGTATTAGACGGAGGTGCAAAAATTGTGCTACAAAACAATGATGTACTTAAAGTAAAAAGTAATACAGCAAGTAGTGCAGATGTTTGGGTGTCTGCGGTTGATGCAATTAGTACGTAGGAGAAGTAATGCCATACATAGGAAGCCAAGTTGGTTCTAGTTTTTCATCAAGACCTGCAACGCAGGAGTTCAACGGAGATGGCTCTACAACGGTCTTTACGTTGAACCATACTGTTACTCAAGAAGACATTGTAGTAAGTGTTGACGGTGTAATACAGGAGAGCGTAGACGCATTTACTGTACCAAACGGGACAAGTCTTACATTTACAGAAGCACCATCAAGTGGCACAGGTAATATTTTTGTAATTTATCTTGGCGCAACTGATGTAAGCACAACTATACCTGTTCAGAATAAAGGAAACTTTAAAAATGGTGGTATGTTTAGAGTTAACTCACAAACTGTAGATGTAGATACAACCATAGAAGCAACAGAGAATGCTACAGCAACTGGGCCTTTGACAGTATCTTCAGGTGTAACTATCACAGTAAACTCAGGGGGCAATTTAGCAATCATATGAGCAACCTTCTAGTACAGAATATAAAACATACAAATGGCACTACGGCTCAAACTATTGATTCTAGTGGTCGTGTACTTACTTCTGCCAGACCTTTTTTTCATGTTTATGTAGATAATGGTGGTTCAAATCCTACTAGTCTTGGTACTTTAACGATTATTCCTTTTGATGGAGTTGTAAGTAATGTTGGTGGACATTTTAACACTTCAAGCTCTGGTAGTGACAACCACAGTTTTAGAGCACCAGTGGCAGGGGTTTATCAGTTTAATTGGAACTTAAATGTTTATGGAATAAGTTCTGGAGATTACATCAGACAAAGAATTTTTAAAAATGGTAGTGGTATTCAGTACCTTGAATATAATGATAGTCAAACTACTGGAGACCAAAACTATAGTGCTAGTATTGCTCTTTTACTTGCAGCTAATGACTACATTCAGTTTTTTGCACAGGCACAAAGTAGTATTTCTTTGTCAGCAGGTACTAGTTGGAATGTTTGCACAGGATATTTAGTAGGATAAACAATGAGTACATTAAGAGTAGACAGCATACGAGGACAGACAGCAGATGGTGTACACAAATATGTTGTTCAAGTGTTGCAAGGAGAACGTCTTACAATACAAGCAAACGCTTCTAATACTTATGCAGATGTTGTTACACAAACAATAACACCAAAATTTAATACTTCAAAAATACTGATTAAGTGCAGTGGTGTAGCAAATTCTGACCAAAATAATGCGTGTTACTTTAAACTATTCAGAGATTCCACAGAAATAGGTAGTGGGACTGGTGGCGACTACTACAATGTTATTGGAGCAGTAACAACCCCAACTCACAGTTCTGGTAGTGGGTTTGATGTAAAAGCTTTTACTTTTGAGTTTTTAGATAGTCCATCAACGACAAGTGCAATAACGTATAAATTAAAAGCGGCGGCATATAATGGAGCAACAAACATAGGTGGCAGAGGAGCTAATAACGATATAGCAGTACCAACACGAATAACCATCATGGAGATTGCCCAATGAGTACACTATCAGTAGACACGATACAGGGCAAGACAACAGCAGGAACAGTGGCTATGCCTAGTGGTCATGTTATTCAGACAGTGCAAACTATCAACAGAACACTTGTATCTACTTCTTCATCTACTTATGCAGAAGCGAGTACAGCCTTTAGATGTTCTATTACTCCTAAGTTTTCTACTTCTAAACTGTTAATTACTGCAACTATTGGTATAAGTGGATTTAATAATGGTGGCAGTGATTTACAATGTTGGACAAAACTTTATGATGTTTCTAATAGTGCTGATATTTCAAACAGTGAAAGTCCATACAGAAACATTGATTATGGTGGTAGTGGCACTGGATTTTCGACAAGTCAACCAACAATCATTTTACAAAGTTTCCCAAATGCCAATGAGATAACTATAACGTGGTATTACAGAATGTCCGCAGGTGTTGGGATAGCCGCAAATGATGACCATAGATTAACACAAATTATGTTACAGGAGATTTCACAATGACAACAATAGCAAACGCATTAACGAGTTTAGGAGTTACAGAGTGGGTTCTTAGAGGAGAGCCTACAAATGAAGAAGAGTTTAACGAAATGTTTCGTAAGGTTACTGGAGCAGATAAAAATGGTTCAGCTATAGAAAGTGCAGACCCAAAGGACTGGGGTGTAAATTACGCACAGGTAGCAGGTGAAAAGACGTTACTGCAAAGCCGTGAGCCAATGCGATTGCTTCGTGTAGAACGAGATAGATTACTGGCAGAAACAGATTGGACTGCGTTAGGTGATGTAACCATGTCAAGTGCCATGAAAACGTATAGACAAGAACTTAGAGACTTACCTGCTAATTCTGATCCAAAGCTAGATAGTAATGGTGGATTAGACATGAGTAGTGTAAAGTTTCCAACTAAACCAAGCTAGGAGTAAGAAGTGGCATTAACTAAAGTTAGAGGTGGTGGAGTAGATAATCCCTTAACACTAGGTGGAGGTTCAGCATCAGATAGGTCTATTGTGTTTGATGGTAATGCCCAAGACTTTCACATTGGACTAGATGACAGCACAGACAGTTTAACTATAGGTCTTGGCTCTACACTTGGAACTACACCATATATGGTTGTTGATGCTAGTGGTCATGTAACTAAACCAAGCAATCCTGCATTTAGAGTTACCACCACTGGTAGCACAAATACATCATCAGAAGCTACTATACCCTACAACACTGAACTCCATGACATAGGTAATAATTATAATACTAGTAATTATCGTTTTACAGCACCTATAGATGGCACATATTCATTTTCTGCCGCCCATTGGCATAACACTGGTACAGCAGGAATGGTTTATGTAAAAGTATATCTTAATGGGGTTTTAAATGCTGAATTTAGAAGCACAAGAGATCAATCAGATAACGAATACCATCGCATTTATGCAAACGCAGAGATTAATCTTAGTTCTGGTGATTATGTAGAAATAAGAGGAGGGGGTGCAAATGGTGGAGAATTTCACAGTTCTCAAGGTCAACAATATTCATACTTCGCAGGACATCTAATAGGTTAGGAAAAAAAATGCCAAATATTTCAATAAATTTAACGGACACACAAATTAAAGCTCTGGAGTATTCTTGTCTCTCAGTACAAGAATGGTGCGATAATGCTATTACTGAAAGAGCAAGGAAAGCAAAAGATGAAATCATTGCAAAACTAGTTGCACATTGTAATGCTAATTCAATATCTATAGCAACAGGAGAGGACGCACAAATAACTCAAGCATATGCTTTAAAAGTAGTCGATACGGCAAAAAATGTAAGTGATAATAATGAGAAAGCAGAAATTTAAATGCCATACATAGGAAAAGCACCCAACCAAGGCGTTAGAACACGCTTCATATACCAAGCCACAGCAGGTCAGACTTCGTTTAGTGGCTCAGATGCCAATGCAAACGTCCTCACATATACGGACTCCGTTTACTGTGACGTTTTTCAGAACGGAATATTATTAAAAAGTGCTGAAGACTATACAGCTACATCTGGTACAACGGTAGTTCTAACCACTGGTGCATCTCTAAATGATGTGATTGAGATTATAGTGTATGATGCTTTCAGCATAGCCAACAGCTACACCAAAGCAGAATCAGATACACGCTATCCTTTTCTTGGAAATAATAGTATAATACGAACTAACGGTAATAGTATCACCGCAGATGTAACGATTCCAAGTGGTACAAATGGATTGTCAGCAGGGCCTATAACAGTTACAAATGCTACAATCACAGTTAACGGAGTGTATACAATAGTATGACCAGTAGATTATTAGTAGATAAGATTGAGGGAAAAAGTACATCTGATACTATTCAGATGCCAAGTGGTTATACACTACAAACGATAATAAATAACCCTGATACAGGTGGTAGCACTCTCAATGTAACAACCTTCACAGAAGTAAGTTCTGGAATGAGAACGTCTATTACTCCTAAGTTTGCAAACTCAATAATCTATATTCAATTTAATTTATTGGTTGGGTGTAACAATGCAACAACTATGAGACATTGGAGAATATTAAACTACGATACTAGCGCAGCTATTAGTATAGGTAGTAATCAAGGTAGTAGAACTAGTATGCACGCTACTGCTAGACACCGTGACCATGATGCTAATGATGCTGACATGATGACTATTACTGCTCAAGAAGTTGCAGGCACTACAAATGCAAGAACATACTCTCTTTATTGTCAAAATGAATCAGGACATAGTTCTAACCTCTATCATCATCATACAGTTACCGACACCGCAGCAATAGGCTATATTAAACCTATGATTATAATCAAGGAGATAGCACAGTAATGGCAAGCGAACTTCATGTAGATGCAATAAAACATTCTGGTGGCACAAGTGCTATGACGATAGATAGCACAGGTAGAATATTAACTCCTTCAAGACCCGCTTTTATGGCAAGAAGAACATCTCAAAATAATGCAGGGATAGTTATATTTGATACTGCTATGGTTAATCAAGGTGGACATTATGATACAAGTAATGGAAGATTTACTGCACCAATAGCAGGAGTATATGTATTTTCCGTTGCTATTTTAAGTGATAATGATGGAACTGATGCTTATTTTGGTACAGAATTATTTATTAATGGACAATCCTATGCAAAAGTTCAAAATCGTACTGAACTTGATAATGATTTTACTGGTTCGTTTACTACAGTAGCATCTCTTTCTGTTGGTGATTATGTTCAAGTCAATAATGGAGTGCCAACATATGGAACAACAAGTCCACAAAACAATTTTTCACATTTTTCTGGATTTTTACTAGGATAAACAATGGCATCAATTCTTAAAGTAAATACAATACAAGACGCAACAAACTCTACTACGGCTATGACTGTGGATACAGCAGGAAGAGTATTACAGCCTACAAAACCCATGTGGTTTGCTTATTTTGCAAGTGGAAGTTACAGTTTTGGTTCTGGTGAAACGTCAAAAGCTCCTTACACGACTACATTAACAAATATTGGAAATTGTTGGAGTACAACAGATAGGCAATTCACAGCACCCATAGCAGGAACATATCAAATTAATTTTGCATTGACCATACATCATAATACCGCGTCAAGATATGTTGTTTTTAGGGTTTACAAGGGAGGATCACAATTAGGTAGTGTGCACTCTGGACATCCTCTCCCAACAGGTAGTGGCGGTCAATATAGTCATAGAATGTCTCAACTTATACTTACTTTTTCACAAGGCGAAACTTTTTATGTCATACCTCAAGCTGAAAATAGCACTGACTTGAATAATGATTTAGGAACACATTGTTCTGGATTTTTAATAGGATGACAGCATGAGCAAAGCAGCAGATTTAGCAAATCTTATAGGCAACATCAATGCAGGGGGTGGTGGAGTAAATAGGAATTTGATTATCAATGGTGCAATGAATGTTAGTCAAAGAGGAACAAGTTTTTCTTTTTCTAACAACGCATATTGTCTTGATAGGATTATGACAAGTCTTGGGAATAATAGTGGAGCAGCAACTGTGACTCAAGATAGCTCTGCACCAGAAGGGTTTGCAAACTCACTTAAAGTAAATGTAACAACAGCAGATAGTAGTCTTGCTACAAATCATTACAATCAGATGGTTTATAGAATAGAAGCACAAAATCTACAGTCATTAGCTTTTGGCACTAGTGAAGCAAAGAATATTACTCTTTCTTTTTATGTAAAGTCTAATAAAACTGGAACTTACTCAGTAAATATAGCTCAAAATGACAATAGTTATAAACAAGCAAACTTAACATACACTATTGATTCAGCAAATACATGGGAAAGAAAGTCTCTTACTTTTACTGGTGATACTTCTGGGGTAATTAATGATGACAATGGACATGGTCTTGAAATAGTTTGGATTTTGGCGGCAGGTACAACCTACTCAAGTGGTAACAATTCAGCTTCTTTTGTAACATATGCAGATGCAAATTACGCTGCAAATCAAGGTGTTAATGTTTTTGATACTATTGGCAATACATGGTTTCTTACAGGTATGCAATTAGAGATAGGACAAAACGCAACAACATTTGAGCATGAACCTTATGAAACAACACTTAGAAAATGTCAAAGATATTTGCTTAGATACCCTAATGATGGTGGTACTAATGGTGGATACACCAGATATGGAACTGGTCAAATTGTAGCTTCTAATGAAGCAGAAATTTCGATTTATCCTCCAGTTCATATGAGAGTAGACCCATCTTTATCTATTGGGGGTTCTGCTAGTGATTACTACATTTGGAATGCAAATGATGCTGATTCTTGTAGTGCATTAAGTGTTGAGGGTGGTTCAACACATGAGTATATTGTTGTAAATGTTGTAGGTGCTAATATGACAGCAGGAAGAGGCTGTATGTTAAACGCATATGGAAATAGCACGAACTTTTTGGAATTTGATGCAGAATTGTAGGAAATAAAATGGAAATAAAAAATGCACAATACAAAAAAAATGCACAAGGTGTTCTATCTAGTATTGAATGTGAAATAAATGGTGTTCAATGGAGTGTGCCAAATAGTAAAGACAATAGACATTATGAGGAAATACTAAAACAAGTTGAAGCAGGCACACTTACTATTAAGGACGCAGAATGACCAAAGGTGATGTAACACAAATATTAACTGAATTAGCAGTTATTAAGACCAAAATGGAGAATGTTGAAAACAGAGTTTCTAAGGTAGAAAGATTTGTAATGTATTCTGTAGGTACATACTTTACTGTTACTTTTACTGGCTTTGTTGGATTTATTTTGGTGGGTTAAAATGATTGAAGTATTAGCACTAGCTGGAGCGGTTACAAAGGTCGCAAGTTCTGTTAGTGCGGCTGTAAAAGCAGGGCGTGATATACAGTCTTTAATGCCTCAAGTTGGTAAACTTGCGAAGCTAGAAGCTGATATAAACCTTGCAGAAACTGGTAAACATAAGAATCCTTTTAGCCGTTTAACTAAAGGATTAACTTCATCTGAAGAAGAGGGGTTTGCAATAGCACAAGCTAAGATGGCACACAAACAAGCGCAAGATGAACTTCGTTCTGCATGTCTTTTATATGGCCCGCCCGGAATGTGGGATCTTGTAGTACAAGAACAAGCTGCTGCTCGTACCCGACAGAAGAAAGCTTTAGAAGAAGCTGCTAAACGACGAGATAAAATTTTTTATATACTAACTTGCATATTTGCATCTATTCTAGGGATAGGAGGTTCTATTGGAATGATCTATCTAGCAAACTGGTTAGGTGATGGGAACCTCTGAAAGAAAGGGAGAAAAATTGATAGAGATACGACGGAAGTCTGGCAGCGTTTGGGGAGTCTACGACGAAGACGGAAACATCGTTGTCATAACTAGCGATAGGCATGTCGCGCTAACATTTATGAAACCAAATAAAGAAAGGAAATAATATGCCGGGATATGGATACTCAATGGGTAAAAAGAAAACAAAATCTATGAAGATGACCACTAACAAAAAACCAATGAAGATGGTTAAGAAGACTAAGAAATCAGGTAAAAAAGGTAAATCTTATGCCTAAAACTGTAAAACATTATTTTCGTGATGGAACTGAACATAAAGGTGGAACGCACAAAATGCCAAACGGTCAGTTACATTCTGGAAAGACACATGGTAAAAACAGCAAGCGTTTGTTTCATTTTAAAGACTTGAGTGCTACAGCTAAAAAGAAAGCAAAAAGTTAATTATGGTACAGATTACAGCTAGATACATTGATGAGTTAAAGTTATTACCACGTTTAGCTTTTCTATGTCAGATAATTCTAACATGGAAAGTTTGCCTTTGGTTTATGACATTAGAAGATCCTACAACTCAACAAAGCGCGTTTGTATCTCTCGTTACTGCAATGCTTTCAGCTTCGTTTGCATTATGGTTAGGTAAAGAAGCTAGCACTAACAGAGTTTCTAAACAGCCAACAGGAGAAGAAAATGATCGAGTATCTTAAAAAACTATGGGGGATTCTATTTAAAAAGAAGAAACCTGCTGCTAAACGAGGAAGGCCCAAGAAAAAATGATACAAGCACTTATAGGCTCTATCGGTAGCCTCGCGTCGTCATACCTAGAGGGCAAAACGGCTATACAAAAGGCAGAAGCCACAATTCGTATGAAAGAGGCTACTGGAGAGATCGATTGGGATCTTGCTGCGATGCGTGCATCACAGTCCTCATGGAAGGACGAATGGTTGACCCTGCTTTTTAGTATTCCTCTGGTGCTTAGTTTCTGTGGGGAGTGGGGCAGAGGTATTGTATCTGATGGGTTTGAAGCCCTTGCAGGTATGCCTCAGTGGTATCAGATTGCGTTAGGAGCTATTGTATCGGCGAGCTTTGCGACACGGTCTGCGAGTAAGTTGTTTAACATGAGAAAAAAGAAATAAGGGGAAAACAATGGCTTTTAAATTATCACAAAGAAGTTTAGGACGATTAGACGGAGTAAAAAACGAAATGCACTCAGTTGTTACTCACGCCATCACAGTGAGCAACGTCGACTTCGGAGTGATTTGTGGGCTAAGAACTAAAAAAGAACAAGAAGATTTAGTAGCCCGTGGAGCTTCCCAGACAATGAAAAGTAAACACTTAACAGGAGATGCCGTCGACTTAATGGCGTATGTTTCTGGACGGGCGAGCTGGGAGTTGAACCTGTACGATGACATAGCGGATGCAATGAAAGAAGCAGCTGTGCGAGAAGGCGTTAAAATTAGGTGGGGCGCGGCATGGCATATAGACGATTTTCGTGATTGGGACGG